AACGGAGGGTCAGGGTAATTTCCATTGCGTTAACATCATCGTAGACCATCTCTCCCTTGTCGGCATTGACGATCCAGCAGCCTGCGTAGCAGTACTTCTGAATGATGTTGGGGTCTGCTGCAGTTCCACCAGCGGACTGACCACCGGCTAGAACATCCAGATCCATCTCAAACTTATAGTTCTCACCAGCACGTGACATTGTCTGGTCAAAGAAGTTCTGCTGTTTGGAGATCTGGTTCTCAACACGGCGCATTGCCGAGTTAGTGATATCGTCAAAGAATGTCAGGTTCAATTCCTGCCACTCAGCACGGGATGCAACATAAACCGTTGAGACGTATGAGTAAAGGTTTTGAGTTTCGAACTGAACATTCGGGCGACCGATCCTACGAATCTGACGAGTCAGGTCGTAAGGTGCTGGCTCTCCTCCCAGTCCAAAGCCAAAAAATAGGACACGGAACCTATTTGAAAAAATTGGTTGAAATACGGGGCTACGGTCTCCGTTTAAACCGGGTACGCCGAAATTCGAGAGGCTGTTTACTGTCATGACATTTTGTTCCCTAAAGGTATTCTTGTACTAGTGTATTTATTTAGGGAAAATGAACAGACAAGTTTACAGAGTAGAGGGTCTAGGTACCAATAGCCAATATTCGATATGCCGTGGATTAATATCATCCATGGTTAAGTTATGGAAGGTTAGAAGCATGTTAAATTCTTCTTTTGATATTTTTTCTTCTTTCCAACAAGTAATCCCTTCATACGTACAAATAAGCTTAATGCCAGGTCTTATGGGGAAATCATTTTTTCTTGTTGTGAGAGAAGTTATTTCTCCACTGTCCAAATGTCTCAATTTGAAATAATGCACAATCAATCCATCATGTATATGGAACTCACCGACTCATTAACCTGAATTCGACTTACTGTTTCTGCCAAAAGTTCTCCAAGTGAGATCACACGGATCTTATCACAAAGCTCTTTTTTCTCTTTTACTGGTATGGTATCGGTAACAACTACTTCATCCAAAACAGAATCATTAATGTTGTCTATGGCTGGACCGGAGAGAACCGGGTGGGTACAGTAAGCTACTATTCTCTTCGCACCCCGATCTTTTAATGCTTTGGCACCTTTGCATAGGGTACCAGCAGTATCGATCATATCATCGACGACTGAACAATCTCTATCTTCAACGTCACCAAGAATGTTCATGACTTTTGCCACGTTGGGTTTGGGTCGTCGTTTATCGATAACTGCTAGGTCAGCATCTATTTGTTTTGCAACAGATCGAGCTCGTTCGACACCACCGGCATCTGGGGAAACAATTACGCAGTCTGGGTAATTTTTATAGATGTCAGCAACAAATAGAGAAGAGGCACCGACGCTGATCATTGGAATTGAATAGAAGCCTTGAATTTGTTCGGCGTGAATGTCTACGGTTACTACCCGGTCAATACCGGATGTGGCGATCATGTCTGCAATCACTCTAGCTGAAATAGGCATTCTTCTAAGCTTGGGTCTACGATCCTGCCTAGAGTATCCCAGATATGGGATTACAGCGGTTATCGTTTTGGCATCCGATCTTTTCAGAGCATCCGCCATTAAGATGATTTCCATAAGGTTGTCATTAACCGGAGCACATATGGATTGGAAAATGTAAATGTCCCTCCCACGCACCGGATCAAGAATCTCAACGGATATTTCCTTGTCACTGAATGTTTTTATTTCTGCTTTGGTTAGGCTTGGTAAGCTAAAACGTGTTCCTATCTTTTGGGCTACACTATCAGCTAAAACCGGTACTGAGTTTCCAGCCAATATTGACATTCTGCTTATCTTAGCCATATTACTCTCCGCTTCTGATTTTTCCATAGAACAAGTAGGGCATTGCATTTTCAATCTTCCATTTCATAACATCAGTTTCATCGGCTGCTTTAATGTGACCGATTATACTTCTAATGACATGGGCGTGTGTTACCACCAGAACATTCTTTCCATCGTTCGCAAGAGGGAACACGTATTCTTTCATGTATGGGATTACCCGCTCGTGAACATCTAACATTGATTCACCATCCGGTGGTGCCTCAAAATAATCCCGTTGCCATAACTTGTATTTCTTTGGAGGAAGGATTTTCCGCATATCAGAATATTTCATTCCTTCCACCGATCCCCCGGAACGTTCTCTAAGTTCCTCGGCAAACACTACATTCTGCAGGTCCTGTTCGGTTGCGAAATGGTTCCCTTCCATGACAATCTTCAGAGTAAGTCGGCACCTCAAAAGATCAGAACAGAATATAGCATCAAAGTTATAGCCTGACAAGTTTTCTTTTGCCTCCGGCGCCTGGTGGTTTTCCCCAAGTTCGGATAATCCGCAACCTAGTCTGCCAGCCAATTTTCCTTCTGCTTGTAATTCAGATTCAGCATGCCTGAGTAATATTAGCATATCACCGTCTTATAAATTAGTTTGGTATTAATCTTGCGATCTTTCCAGAGAGAATCCATTTTCGATAGGAACTCATCATCCAGGGAAGCCTGTTCAGACATTTTATTCATAAGGTGTTCCATTACAAAAACAGCACTCTTATCAGTTATATAGAGATCGATGAACTCTTCGAAGGGAATTGCTTCCCCGGTGAATTCCTTTGTATGGTCGTCATCCGGTTCCCGGTGAACCTCGCAGACGATAACCCCTTTAAAAGTGGTGATATCTGTCGGGCGGTAGCCAAGATCGATATGTGATGGTTGGGGAGGAATAATATTCTCCACAAAAAATTCCAGGCCAATCGGTTGGGTTTTCACTTTCAAGTTGACAGAACATTTTTTGCCCATCCCCCGGTATGGCAAGCCATCATAAATCTTAGCGTTTACAAGCACTTTACCAAGTTGATTGAAGTCAAAACCCTTTATCTTTCTTGCGTCAAATTTCTCTTCAGCTTCCGAATCCATAAACCACGCCCCTTAAACTAAAAAGGGCATAGCCATAATATGACCATGCCCTCTCATTTTTTCAATTCCTAATCGATTAGAATGGGAATGAATCGCCTGTGCCAAGAACAGTAACAGGGACGAAGATGAACTCGATTGCTTTGGCGGGCTTAATCGCCACGTCGACAAACAGCTCATTACGATCTATTACGTCTGGACCGTTATTGGACTCGTCACAACGTACTGCGTAATCAAACAGAGCACGTAGGGACTTCAGACCAGCCAGGTAACGCTCAGTCACCACCTGCGCAGAACGACGGGTGACGGGATCGTTAAGTTCGAACAGGAACGGCTCCAGAAGACGCTGTAGGTCGTACTTCATCTTGGCGATCAAGCGAGCTACGTTAACACGGTCTAGAGAAGTTGCTGTTCCGGCGTTGGTCTTCTGACCAAAGATAACCAAACCACGATTTGGAATAAAGGCGATTGGGTTGATCTTGTTCTCGTAGAGAACATCACGTTGGGACTTAGTTAACTGAACAGGAACAAACTCACCTGCATTGTTCAAGTGACCGACTGCCGAAGCGTTGTCCACACGACCACGGGTGTAACCAGCGGGCGGGAACCAAGGTGCAGCGATCTGATCACTGAAAGCAATTGTTCTAAGTGCCATGTGGGAAGGCGGAACAAAAACGTCATTTCCATCAACGTTGGTAGCAAAGCCCCATGGGTACCACCATCCGGCGTAAACCGAAGGTCCACCCGAGAAGCCATCCTCACCGGTACCGGCGACGTTGTTGGCATTGGTAATCCACTCAGCGGCGGTTACCTCACGACCCTCTGGGATGCCAGAAGGAACAACAAACTTAGGAACGTCGGCAACGATAAAGCTGATCTCGTTGTTGTCGGTGTTCAAAGCCACCATCTCATCGTACAACTCTGGGTAACCAGGTGAAGCGATTAGCTGGTAGTAGTTGGTTTCAGCACGGAGCTCATTGTTTGCCACAATAGATGCTTGTAGTTTCTCAACTACGATTTCACGCTGTGCTTTACGTCCGAAGGTGTCACCGGCTGCAGGCTGCCATTTGTTTCCAAGCTCTGGAACAACTTCCCACTGACTAGATCCAGTATTGAACTGAACCGTGACAGGCTGGAAGCCAGAGTTGAAAATCTTAACAGTGTTGCGAGTCTTGGACTCACCAAGATTCAACCAGTAAGTTCCATTCACCACGGCTGAAGCAACAGGATCATCGGACTGGATAAGAACGGAGGCGGTGATGTCAACCCAGGTAGTACCCTGACGACGCTTGATAACAGGATAGTTATCAATGTTCTCAGGAGTTGAAAGGTCAATCCAGATAGCACCCTCGTTTGGAAACTGAGGAGCAGATGCAGAAATTACCTTCTGAGTACTGGTTGGATTGGAAACAGTAGTAGTTTGAACAGGAACCCACTGGTTACCCATTCCTTGTTCTGTTCCTTCGACATAAAGTGCGAAGTCGACGATCTCATCATCATACCAGTATGTGCCATCTTCTGGATCAGTTACCGGTGCCTCGGGTTGAACAAAGATTGGAAGAGGAATGAATTCCAAACCAGTACCAACAAACAGAGGACGAACACCAGTTGTATTGATGTTTGAAGTATCTTCCCAGATTGTTCCCTCGTTGGGAACAGGCATGATTGGGTCACGAACGATAATCTGAGTTACCCATACGCCATCGGAAGCCCGGAACTTCTGAAGATGAAGATTAGTTCCACCGGTCGAAGAAGTGGTCTTGTACCAGAAGTCACCAACATCTGGTGTTACTGGGGCAGAAGGTGAAACGTGTAGGTTAACGGTTGCGCCAAGCTGTGCTGCCAAGGTAGCATCATCGGCTGTGTGCCACTGACCACCTTGCTTGAAAACAATTTTACCGTCACTGTTGGAGTAATCAAAACCCCAATCACCATCAGCACCGTCTGCTGTAGTTGGGGCAGTTGTGAAAACAGTGAAAGGAACTGCTGTCCATGTAGCACCGATTAACTTGAAAATACCACCGACTACTGCATCTTGATCGATCCAATAAGTTCCATCTGGTGGCGGCAGGACGGGCTCAATGTCGGTTGGAACCAACTGACCCATATCCACATCGGCACGGATAACAAAGGCACGGCTTCCAAGACCCATAAAGGAGTGGGCTGCAAGCAGTGAATATTCATTCGTTTCGTCGCCGTGTACGGGGTCGCCGTCGGCTGTTACGAAAACTGGATTTCCATAATTTGCCAGAAGCTCCCGCTGTGAAGAAACTACACGGAGTTTATTCGACTCTGTCGTTCCTGCTGCGGTTCCAGTTCCATCAGGAGTGATCTTGTTGGCCCTGGTAGCAACCACGAACAGAGGAATCGTAGTAGGATTCGGCTCAGCGTAGATACTCTGATCATTAATTGAAACTGATACGCTTGGGGATGTCATTCGATATTCCTCTATACAAATTGTATTTTGATATCAATATTTACTGGGAGGGTTGAATTCCCTTGCTTATTAACACAAGTCGTCATCGGGATCGGATTCGTTGTCCGTTCCGTCTAGACCGTTGAAAAATTGAATGTCTTCTTCATCGGCTCTGATGACACAACCATCAAGAGGTGTAAACTCATCAAAATCAAAGCCCTGCTCTATTTCTAGGATAGGCACATGAATCTCGTGAATCCGTTTTGTCTCGTACACTTTAGCTGGTGGGGATAGCCAAATCACAGTGTCAAATGTCATTGTGTAGGTATACAACGGGTCTGCCTCGGTGCCTGTTGGAATGACCTTTTCCATGTTGACATCGCCTTGAAAAATAAGGGAAGTCAGAAAGGTCCAGTCCGCCGGGGAGTTCGATAAGGCAATGTCCATGTCTGGATTGAAAACTGTGGCGATTTGCTCGATCACCTGTAGGCCCTGGTCCTGGTTGGAAGCCCAAAGAGATAGGTCCACGGTGACATCATATGGCACCGGCATCCAACGCTCTACGGTCTTCTGTCTACCAGGTTCGTTTACCAGAAGTTTCCCATCAGGGGTTCTGGCTCTCTCTATGAAACTATACTTCTCAAAGTGTTGTGGGTTCTGTCTCCAGGCAGCCTTTTGGGAAAGTTGTGACATGATTAAAGACATGATCGGGATGTAGGACATGGTGTTTTCGCTACCACCATTCAAGATGTATCCCACGGTCTGCTGCATATCTCCATACATGATTGGGACATTCAGCATGCGGTGTTTCCCATCACGTTGATTACCGGTTCTCACCTGGTAACCGGTGAAGCAAGACATGATCTGCAGGAGAAGTCTTTTTAGCTGTGCGTCGTAAAAATAAGGCTTATGATTTATTGCCACGTCTGTGTTCCTTGCATATTTTAATGAATCCTTTCCAGGGAATAAGCATGATTTCTAAGTATGCTTCCTGTAATTCATTAATGATTTTTATATAGTTCTGCGTCGTCCTGATATTGTCTTCACCCATTTGTCTGATGGATGGTACAAAAGGTCTTAAGTCCATTATCGGTTACCTTTGTTATTAGATCCCCTCGGATTTATTTCACCTTGTGGATCTGTTGCTGGGGACTCTCCTTCTTCCACATTCTCTATAGGATTCTGTGGTGAAGGCTCGGAGCGAACTTCCCTTTCGGTGATGACATCATGAATAGATCGCAGCTCCCAACCACGTTCTTTATCTTCCATTGAACGATCAGACATGAACTCACGTAATTTAACAACCCAGTTGTATGGCTGCCATTCACGTTTGAGATCATTCTTCCTGAGCTTCAATCTTCCATTTTGGAATCTGAAAAGCTTATTCGGTACGAAATCTGCCCTAAGGAACCAATCTCCATCCGCCGGATTCGATGGGAATGACACTCCTTGACCGACCGGGGCACCGTTGTCGGGCTTACCGTCTTCCATCCATCGGTATGGCTCCCGACTGGGGTGGTCAGGATCGAACCACATTATAGTAGAGTCGAACCAGGTAGTGCTTACGTGCTCATTGGCCAACTTCTGATTAGCTTCAGTAATACCTTCCACGGCGTCCTTATTTGAAGCTTGCTCGGCCAACGTCTTACCGTACTCGTCTTGTCTTTCGAACAGATCAAGAAATTCCTGTTGATGTCGGAGTGGCTTGAGAATCACAGCCAGGATATGCCTGGCATACATTGGATCATATCCGGTCGGGCTCCACACAATTGAGGATACCTCATACCATTTATTAGCCACACGTCCGTCTATGCCAACTTCTCGTAGGTGAGGAAGTTCTATGACATCGCCCGGTATGAAACGGCGACCAAGTTGTAGCTCCATGGTATTAGCATGAAACTCCATAGTGATAATATCGTTTGCCAGGGCAAGACCGAACCGTGCATACTCAAGTTCATTTTGACTAACAGTGTATGCGCCCTTAAGTACCGGTATTTCATCAAAGTCATATTCACGGTCTCTGTTTTCGTTAAGGATGGTATCCTGGACACCCATGAAAGAACCGATATCAATTGGTTCTTTACCGGTGACGGCTACAGTTTCTTTGGACTTTTTGTTATCAGTTCGTATGCCTAGGGCATCTGCATCTTGAGCAAACGTCCCGACTAATCGATAGATGTTGCAAAATACACTGGACATGTCTAAGTGATTCTTCATCAACTCTCCAAGAAAACGACTGTTCTTGGACATATTCCCAAAATGGGAACCTTGCTTATGAAGATCAAAAGGTTTTGATGGTCTGAATTTAGGCATTCAAATTAGCCTCTGATTGGCTGTGGCACTTCTTGCCCGTCGACGTACAGTAGAACATCCTCTTCTAGTTTATCCCGCTCCTGGGCTCCCTCAGTGGCTAGCTGCTCACCTTTCATCACTGTACCACCCTGAGCACCGGGCAGGGTCGAGAACAATCTGTATTTTTCAGCCAGGATGGTTTTCATATTGGCCATGGTGTATTTCTTCAACCAGGAATATGCGAAGTGGTCACGGAGAAGTTCCTCGTAGGATTTCAGAATGTATGCAGTTAAGACCACACATTCCTGAACGTTGGGAACTTGGGTTATTAATAAGGTGTTGGTTTCTGGCCTGAATACGAAATGCATTTCCTGGGTAAACAATCTATCCAGAGTTTCTTGATACTGGAGAACCATATCGTAGGAGAACAAGTCAAATGCTGCCCCATTCTGTCCCAGACCGCCCCTGAGAAGAGTATTGGCGGTAGCCGCACCGAAGGATTCAAATGCCCCGGAGCCGCCAGCAGCGCCCCCAAATAGCCCCCTGGAGCGTGAGATCTTGACAACGTTGTCAATTCGCTCATTGAGAACGTAAACATTCTTGGCAGGTTCCAGCGTAACGAACCCGTAGCTCTTGTAAACCGATCCAGAAGACATCATTCGGTAGGTTTCCACGGCACCTCGGAAGGAAGCATCATAGTCTTCATCTTCAAGATGGACTTCGATATTGCTACCACCAAGTAAAAGATAGTTATCGTGGAAGAGCTTTTCTAGTCTTTTTTTAGCCTGCGGCGAGGTCAGGATATCCATTGTATCCGGCTCTTGGCTTAGGGTCATCGTTTGGCTACTCATTAAATGTCTCCTGATCTATTCCTTTATTTAGCCAGGAACCTTGACTTTTCTCTGAGCTATTACCATATATAAGAGTGAGGATCGCACTCCAGCGTTTCTCATTAACTTAACAAGTCCTCGGGCAGTTCAAGCCCTTGCGTGTTAGCAAGGCATTTAAAGACCCAGGCAGACAGGAGAAGTAAAATGTATAGTCGTGGTAATGAATACGAGGTCTCTATCCTCGTTAATGGTCGTCCTATTGTTGAAGTAGAACATGAAGGGCGCACTTTTGTAGAGGGTCGTAAAGACTCTTTCTATTCCCTTAAAATAACTAACCGAACATCTCACAACGTTCTTGCGGTTCCATCCGTCGATGGAAAGAATGTCATTGATGGCGAGCCCTGTGGAGTTGATTCCTCGGGATATGTTGTGCATGCTTGCAGCACTATGATTATTCCAGGTTGGAAGCTTGAGGGAAGCAATACGGAAGCAGGTAGGTTCCAGTTCAAGCCTCAAGATTCATATTATGAGGAAGACACGACCTACGTCGAAGCCATGGGTGATAACCCGGAACATCAGGGTTTGATCGGTTTCATGTTTTTCCGTGAGAAACCGAAACCCGTGGTAACCCCATACAGTTATACCTCAACCAATTACAACGGTTTGCTTCGTAAACGTGATTCCAGTGATGCCTCTGGCGATCTATCGTTCGGGGGTTCAACGTGTAACTCTACTTTGGATTCTATGTGTGTTTCCGCTAGCGCCTCCTCCATTGGGGATGCTGGTATCCAATGTAGCTATACCCCTGAGCCAGATCCTGATGAAGGCAAGTCTCTGGGCACCGGTATGGGTGAGGCTGTTGATTTTCACACGAAGACAGTTGAGTTTGAAAAACTCACCGAAGAGCCCAATGCGGTTCTGGTGTATTTCTATGACACCCTCAAGAACCTCAAAAAGTTAGGAGTTCCGGTTGGTGAGTTTAGGGTGAAAGAAGGGAATTATCTTGGAAACCCTTTCCCGGCTTCCCCTAGAATAGCGAGTGGGTGTACTCCACCCCCTGGTTGGAAGTCTGGCAAATCTCGCAGGCGTAAACCAAGAAGGACCTGTTAAGGCCCCCTCTTGATAGGATACGCAATTTGCGTACGATGTTATGCAAATTGCGTATCTCCTATTGAACCAGCTTCATCACCGGTGCGACGAATACCGCATCCCGTTTACTGAAGTCCACCCCGTGCTGTTCCCAAAATGTATTGGTAAGGGCATCCGTTTCATCCATCATTCGCTTGATATCTTCCTTGGTCAGCCCATCGAAGATCTGATCCACTTCTTCTACGATGTCGCTGTAGCATGCCATGATCTCTTCCAGGTCATCAATACTCCAGTTACCCTCGACGGTTATTGGGATCTCTGGTAGTTCTGGATCGAATACCAGAGCATGCTTTTCTTCGATCTTGATTCTATAACTGCCATATATGCAGTCCATAACTGTGTCCTTAGTTGAGTTTAATGACCAGTTGCGCAGTGAAGACGTCCGGGCTATCATGCCGCTCGCCTGCAACATCCACGTACGAACCTGGAGTGTAGATATATCCAAAATCTATGCCAACTTTCTTGTATGCCACACCGACGTTAGGGAATATCATCGGAATCGCACCGCCCGGAAGGACAGCGGAATCACCCGATACGGTGTCTTTGTAGCCCCACACCGGCCCGAACTTGAGACCAGGTGAAACCCTCCAACCATCACGGTTGAAATCTTTTTTCAGTTTGGCAAGTGCGTAGATCGACAGTTTATCATAGCTGTTGTCGTAGAAGCCCCCACTCACGTCGAGGAAGGAGTTGACCCCGTACCGTAAGCCCAGACCATCATTAACTTCGTTGAATGGTTTGGTCTCGGGTTCCCA